CACGCTGAATTAAAGCAGCTATAACATCAGATTTACTCCAATCAGAAGCGATACATATCGCATCTATGTATTGAACGGTCAGATAATCAATTCTAATACTAAATTGCTTGCCCCCAGTGACAGGTTTCAAGTCAACAACAGGATCATTGTTGATTTTATTGGCTAATATTTTCACGTATGAAGGATCGTGCGTTAACGGGTTCATCACTCACCCTCCTTCAGTGCAGTTTTTGCGATAGTTATACAATATGACCAAGCCCCCGCAGAATCTGTTTTAATTTCGCATACAGACAACGCAATCTTCTCCAACGCTTGCCGCAGTTTAACATTTTCTTTTATCAAATAATCAGCCAAATCTACTGCCATTTTTTTATCAGCCAATAAGTCGCCCCCAAATCTGTTGATCGTCGTTTCTGTTTCTTTATCCATCACTCACCCTCCTTCAGTGCGGCGTCAGAGATAATTCCTAATCCATTGGCTAATATCAAAGCAACAACGCCAAGTTGGTCGTCTAATTCTTGCCCATTCTCTTTCCAAATTTTAGCAGCATGATGCATTGCTTGATACATATTGCCACGCAACCGCTCAATCTCATCTATTGCATCAACAACAACTTCATAATCTTCATTGCTTAAGCGCAATGATCCTAAGCGTTCTACAATATCCATCACTTACCCTCCTTCAGTGCGGCAAGTTTTTTCTGATAGTATTGTCCTTGCTTAATATACATGGCGCATATCTTTTTGTTTGCTTCCATTTTCATAACGTCTAATTTCAATTTGTGATATTCTTCTAAATCTTTTGTTTGTTTGTATAAACCTATTGCAAACGCGATTAGCGGGCCAATACCAAATATAATGTAAAACAAAATTGGTAAATAATCACCATATCCTGTTGTTCTAAGCCATTCTTCCATCACCACTGCACCTCCCCGTTAATAACAATCTGAACGTACCAGCGGTCGCCGTTGTCGTTCTTTCACAGTGCACGGATGTCGTCGCCGTCTCGCTCGTGGCGCACAATCCACTGTCTCATTTTGTTGGCTCCGCTTTACTAAACAAATCTATCAACATTGTATTTCTGGCCTCATACATTGAATCCATCAACATACGCCGTGTCATTTCCCGTTTCGTTATTCCGCCCTTTATAGGAAACCTATGAACTGCCCAACCATATTCGCCGCCAACCCAACGCTTTTCTGGCTCAACACATTTGTTTTCGTTAACATTGCCAATTATGCTATAAGAGAAGCCAACGGCTTTGTGTTCGGTCATTTTGCTATCCTCTTAATAACCCAATGCGCCACCTGAGATACACCATCAGGCAAATCATTTACCCATTCCCAATCAGGCATACTGGCGGTCTTGTAACGTGACCACACCAAGTAGGTTGCTGTGACAGACTGCATACCGCCAAGGAAGTGGATCATTTTGGCGGCTCCGGTAATGAAGGTAAATTAAATTCATTTAAAATTTCGTTGCATAACAATCGTAACTTTGATTGCAAGTTTCCCTTATACTTTTCCTTGCGGATGTCTTCTGATGTAAACAGAACGCGCCATCCTCCAATTAACGGTTTATAAGACACCCAAAAACCAAAATGCAAATTGCCGTCTTCTTTTAATTGAATGTCAGTTTCTGCATTTTCCCCCAACGCTGGCTTTAAGTGAAAATATTCAAAACCTCTTACACCCGGTAAAATTAAATCTTTTATTTCTTGCATTGTTTTCATTTCGGTGGCTCCGGTAATTCTGGCAGATGCATCCAATGGGTAGGACGGCAACTTAAATAAAATTTAGGATCATCAATTTGAGCATATTGCCATTGGTCTGCGTAAATCCATTTGGCAACCATAAGATGCCAACCGGGTTCACAAACTAATACCCATTCATCTTTTGGGCAGGTTTCTATTGGTTGCCATTTAGTCATGACCGCCCCCTTACAATGTGAATCCATTTATTGTTTTTATACAAAACCATTGAACCTTCGTATTTTATTAAAGGAGCATTGTCGTCTTGAACAATAATTTTATACTCACCAATCGGCAAAGCGGTTATAAAATTTACGATTTCCTTGTTGTATTGATTGACCTTACGACCATGCGTCCGTTCACCCATATTTCTGTTATGGTTAGTCATGACCGAACTCCATCTGATGCAAATTGCCCAAAATGATTTGTTGCCGCTGCTATGTATGCTGAATGCGCTTTTTCAGGCGTTTCATACAATCCCAAATATTTGTCGCCAATTTGTGCTTGCCACTTTTGGCATTTTTTATGCCATGTAACGCCTTTATATCCTGACGTATTGTGCTTTGGTATTGCGCTATTGCCGTTGTTATCGTGGATTGATGCCAACCGCAAATTATCAATTCTGTTATTTTCCCTATTGCCATCAATATGGTCTAAATAAGTTTCAGGATCATGACCATATAAAATTTTCCATGCTAATCTATGCGCTGGATAACGTCTTTGGTCGATTTTTATGTAAATATAACCATCTGGGTGCAAACTTCCGGCAAATTGATTAGTTTGTCCTTTTGGTATTTTTTTCCATTTAAATTTGCCTGTATAAGAATCGTAATCAAACAATTCATTTAGACGTTGTATGGTTGGCAAAACATTCATTGTTAACTCCTAATCATTCCGCAATAACCATGTGTTGTGCTGTAATCATGTGGACCCATGATGTTATTTTCAACGCGATATTCTGGTTCTTTTAATTTTGCCCACCGCCAAGCCATGCACTTGGGGCCGTCACAATAAGATTCCCAATTAGCATTTTGATGTTGTTTTGCCATTGGACAAAGTTTGTAGTCTGCCTTTTCAGGCGTCACATAATGTGGGGTGTCAGTCATTTCGGTAACTCCGGCAATTCCATCCACCATTTAGGTTCAAACCACACATCCCACACCCACTCCGGCGAAGGGCGTGACTCTTCGGGCCATATTTCGTGGGTCTCCCAATATCCTGAGTCCACCCATTCATTGCCCTCCTCATCCCTGCCGCCAAGCAAAATCATACGATCCTTTGGGGCTGTATCCATAGTTTGCCATTCAAATTTAATTTGCCGCAAACGAATTATATGAAGGGCTTTCGCCTTCGCATACTCCTCAATTATCATTCCTGCATCAATTGCAGCCTGACGTTCTTCTGCGGAAAGTTTAACCAAAGTGTCGTTGATTAAATCTTCATCGCTAACTTTTGAAAAATCAATCATTGCCGCCCCCAAACGCTGTGGATATGGTTTTTGTAATATCAAGGTTAACCTGCGGCATACTCATGCCACCATTGTCGCCGCCCAGTTCCGCATAGCCTTCGATATCGTCCCACGTATCACGGAAGTTTTGATCACCCGATAAAATACGTGCTATTTTTACCGCAATCATTTCTAACGATTCCCGTTGCATGTTATTTAGCACATCCCAATTTTTACCCGTCGCCATGACGCCCTTTAATGTTTGGCTAATGTTGGCGGTGTCGCGATAGTTGCCGTGGGTCTTCTGCTTCGTCGTATCCATTTTCTTTTCCTTTCACACAAAATTTCTGCTTGTTTGTTTAATGTAACTTTCAGCTTCCGCCACTAATTCAGAAATGGTCGGCGGGAACTTCGCTTTCGATAAGATGCCCTCTGCTGGGTCTGCTAACCTGTGCAGGACTTCTACGGGATATCGTTCCAAAGCTTTCGCTGCGTTTTCCAAGAACGCTGACGGGTTTGGAAGGTGGTTGATGTTGTACGATTGGTAAATCTTCCCCACCGCCCTTTCCGGTGTAGTCCTCTCCAAACTCAGCGGCCCATTGCGCCTTTCGTCTTTCGCTTGCTGCTTCCAATTTTGCGAAGGCATCCTCTATCTCCTTTTGTTTGGCAGTCTTTTCAAACCGCACATTTTTCCTCTCTTTTTTGCCGCCCAGAATAGCGACGATGTACGGGATCGCATCAGTCGGCTCTTGATCTACAGCCGCCTGTATTGCGTCCATTACCTTCTCTTGATCCTGCCCCGCCATCTTGAGGCATCGACCAATAAATGAGTTTACGGTGGCTTTCGCAACGCCCAACGATGTAAGCATTCCAACCGCCTGATCCCAGAATGCCTTGGGATTGTCTATAGGCGTCTCTTCAGGAATATCAAAAATGCTAATTAGTGGATCTTCCAACTCCGTAGGAGTTGTATCTTGTTCTAAGTCTTGTTGTTCATGCCGCATTTTGCGGGTAGGGGTATCCGCATTTTGCGGGTAGGGTGCTTTGATGTCAGTAAATAGCAAATCGTATAAGTTACTATTTTTCCCACCATCCTCTTTCTGGCGGCCATGTTTTCTTACAAGCCCTTTCTCAATCAATTTATCAATCGTCCGGTGAACCGTATCAATGCTTACATTGACCAATTCAGCCACCCTCTTTAGTGAAGGGAAACAACCCCCGTTTTCTGTATGAAAATCAGCCAACCCTATCAAAACGCACTTTTCTGTCGGCGAAAGTCCGCGCTGTTCCCATGCCCAAATTTTTGCAAACCCGCTCATGATTTGCCTCCAACAGATTTGTTGAAAATATACATGTAAGAGGTTAATTCTGGAGAAGCCGTATTGGGAATTTGTTTAATTAAATTAAGAGATTCAAGTTCATCAATAGCGGTTTTTAAAACAGCCTTTGTCAATCCTGCAAACTTACTTAATTCATGAATTGATATAATTGTTGCGTCTTCAGACTCATCATAATGATAAGCCAAGCACAACAAAACAATTTTGGCGGAAAATCTTAACCCGCGACGGCCAAATGCCCAAATCAGAACAGGATTGTTCATGTTTAATTCCCTATTGAAAGGGAATAGCAATTAGCATATGTAGTATATGCTTTGTCGCTTATCCCTATTAGTAGACAAGGAACAGGTCGCTACCAACGACCAGCCCCACTTATAATTTTATCTTAGTACGCTTCTTCTTTTTCGTCAACTTCGGATTCCACCCAATAAGGTGTTCCGTGATTTTGACCCCATGATAAAGTTCAGCGGCCTTCTTCCTGAGACGATATGCCGCATCTTTGGCGGTCCCAGTGGATTTCACGTCTTCGTAAATACAATCACCAGTTTTCGCATCTATGTACGAAAAATCGCAAGTGTACGTACAATATTTCTTATCCTCAATGTAAACGTCAAAACCGTACTGCAACTGCAAATCTTTAATCGCGCCAGCCTTTTCCGCCAACTTTAATTCCAGATATCGCTTCGCTTCACCCTTGCTATCAAAAGTGATCCCATCAAACGTCCGGTCGGCCTTGGGCGATACTTTAAACTTCGGGGGCATCATCAGCGTCCTTGGGGAAGAAGTCATCCTTCGTTAATATAATCCCACGTTGCTTCGCCGCAACCATTAACTCAATCTGGCGGCGTGTAGGGATAAATCCACCCGTCCCACCTTTCTCAGTGGGCCACGTCCATTTGTAAATAGCTTGTGTAGACATCGCCAGCATATCAGCAACACGGCGGGGTCCGCCAAGTTTCTTGATTACCCGTTGTGCAACCATATGAACCATTATTTTTCTCCGATCTATGTTGACAACTTATCAACCAGATGTTTAACTGTCAAGCATCAACAACGGGGAAATTTAAAATGGTTGAAACTTCAAAACCTTGGACTTGGGAAGAACTTAAACTTGTTTCGGATTTAGCATCCAAAGGCTTTGCCGCAAAGAATATTGCGCTTGAGTTAATTGGCCGTAACAAAAACTCCGTCATTGGTATATGCCACAGGCGGGGGATCAAATTACTGCAAAGAACCATTCAAAAAGAAAAGCCATATCTCCCTCTTTCTAACAAGGAGCGGGAAAAGAAAAAACAGACTAATTACAATATTAACAAACCAAAGAGAGTTCGCTTACCGCCCATAAAAGTTCTTGAGACGCATAAGGATGAGAATTTCGTCCCACTGTATAAAACATTGGAAGATTTACGATACTTTGAATGCAAAGCGATTGTTGGGCCAATTAAGAATATGGAAACACCATATTGCGGTCATCCGGTTGTTGCGGGTAAGTCATGGTGTCCGTATCATTTTAAAATTTATACAGTTCCATCAAAAAGCCGCGCCGCATGAGACAGAGTGAACGGGAATGGGCGGTATTTACTGAACGGTTTAAAAGTTCACGACGCGCAGTATTTAAAGTAGCGGAGTATATCTGGCGGGAGAAGGGATTGGGCGTAACTATTCCTTCTATGGAATTGGCACCAAGCATTCATCAATCAGCGCACTACGTCGATAAGGGTGACATTATTTGTCATACCGCCCGTGGTAATGAGTTTATTATAGAAGTGAAGGGAGTAAGTACGGAATTTACTTGTGCGGAAGATTTTCCGTTCAAAACAATGATTGTCAATGAAGTCGTAAAAGCTGACCGGATTGATGCTTTTGCATATTTCATTGTGAATAAAGCATTGACTCATGCGTTTGTTTTAAAGACAGACACTAAGGATCAATGGGGCATAAAAGATGTGCATGATAAAAGACGCGGTGATACTGAAGAAATGTATTACTGCGAATTATCTTGCGGAGAATTTGTTGAACTATAATTCAGTAGTTGACAATTTATCAAATCAGTGGCATCTATCATTCACTAACAACGGGAATCAAAAACATGGCACTTACGAAGGAACAAAAAGAGTTCCGCTCCAAACTATTGGGCGGCTCTGATGCTAATACAATCATGGGCGGCGACGAAGAGCGTCTCCTGAAACTTTGGAAAATTAAAACGGGGCAAGAGGAAGATGATGATCTGTCCGACGCACTTCCAGTACAAATGGGGGTTTTCACAGAACCTTTTAACATACAGTGGTTTACAAAACAGACGGGTCGTCATGTTGCGGATAACGGCGTTCAAAAAGTTAGTGTATCTCACTCTTTCATGGGATGCACCCTTGATGGACTCACAGATGACGGCCTCACTGTTTTCGAAGCTAAACACGTCTCTGCGTTCGCTAAGGACGATGAGATTATGGACCGCTACTATCCCCAACTAACACACAATATGCTTGTGTGCGGGGTAGAGAAAGCCGTCCTGTCTGTGTTTTACGGTAACCATAAGTGGGACAAGTACGACATAAATCTGGATGCGATTTATGCGGATATCCTCATAGGGGCGGAACAACGTTTCTGGGAATGTGTCAAAAGTGGCACACCGCCAGTTACGATAACGGTGCGGCCTCCGGTGGATGCGGTGCGCCGCGTTGATATGACGGGTAACAATGCGTGGGCAAATTTTGCGAATCAGTTGCAACTAAACTCAGTTGGTAAAAAACTATACGACGAAGCCGCTTCTGGTTTGAAGGGACTCATGGAGGAGGACATGGCAGAAGCGTTTGGATACGGGGTCAGCATTAAGCGCGATAAGCGGGGTGCGTTGAGACTGAAGGGGGATTGAGATGGATATTGTGGAAAAACTTCGACTGGTTGATTGCCAGTTTTGGTGGAAACCGTTGGGGCATGGGATTGATACAGATTTGGATGTTCCCGCTTATGAGTTAGGCGCGTTATCACATGAGGCCGCCGATGAGATTGAGCGAGAAAGAGGGCGGTCGGACCATCTTATTGAGCATGGTATCCGGCTTGCCAAAACTATACGTGAATTGGAAAAAATTTGCCCAAATGTACCCCGTTACTTTTGGCTTTCTGCAAAAAAATCTTATTCAGTTTTTATGCAGGAAGAAACGGATTGGTTAAAAAGAAGGGTTGAATGGGAGAAAAAATGTTTTGGTGATCCGCCGGAACCAGTATTTAGGGAGAATGATTGATGTCGGAAGGCGTTGAGGTAATGAAAATCGTGATGTACCCAGATGGGTTTCAAATAGAAATGCACCCACTGGTTGCGGAACCGGAAGGGGAGTTTGTAAGGGATCGTTTGGCGGAATTGATGCCAGCTATCCTGAAGCAATTGAAGAATCCTGATCAAGTTCAGGAAGTATCTATAGATGGCGGGAATGCTCACGGTGTTCTGTGGCCCGTCCAAACGAATAGCAATCCAAATAAAAAAGCAAACTGAAAGGAAAAACTATGAAGACCAGTGAAAACATTGAACACCTGTCAACGGCCTTAGCAGCCGCGCAGGGCGCGTTGAAGAACCCGCCTAAGAACAAGATCAACCCGCACTTTAAATCCCGCTACGTGGACCTTTCTGACGGGCTGGACGCGATCCGTGAATGCTACGCAAAGCATGGGCTTGCGTTTATTCAAGGCACGTCCGTAGTGGATAGTATAATAATCCTTAACACCCGTATCGTTCACAAAAGTGGACAATGGCTTGAGTCGGATTATCCAGTTGGTGGTTTTGGACGCCCACAAGAAATGGGTTCCGCAATGACCTACGCCCGCCGCTACGCCTTGTTTGGCTTGGTAGGTGTCGCGGGTGAAGATGATGATGACGGTAACGCTGCTCAGGCGGCTGAGACGACACCCGTAAAGGGCAAGGCAGCACCAAAGCAAATGGAACCCGGCCTTACTCCGAAAGATAGTGAAAATCTGATGGGCGTGATCAAGGGTGCTATGGAAATGTGCGAAGACGGTCAGCAATTATCTGACTGGGCAACGGAGAACAAAGATAAGATCGCAATGCTTCTCCCTACCCATCGCAAGGAATTGCAAGACTATTACAAGTCACGCAGGGACGAACTGAAAGGCAATGGCTGAAGTCATTTATGTCCGCCGCAATGGGAGCAAGTTGGAACCTTGCTCCTTAGCGGACGAAGGTGCTTTGTTGGAGTTCCCCACGGGGAAAGACTTATCCGTTACGATAAGCCGCCCCCGTAGTAGCAAGCAACATAGGTTCTTCTGGGCGCTGATCCAGAAGATTTGTGAGAACCACGATACATACCGTAGGCCTGAGCAACTACTACTTTGGTTGAAGATACGCCTTGGGTATGTGGAAGAGGTAAGGTTCCATGACGATAAAGTTTGGTGGGTTGCGAAATCCATTAGTTTTAACGCTATGGATCAAGAAGAGTTCCGTAAATTCTTTGAGAATGCCTTGGATGTAATTTCGGAAGAAGTAATACCAGAAATAAACCAGTATGAACTCCTACATGAGGTGGAGAAGATGCTTGGTTTCAACATTGTAGATGCATGGAGTAATTAAATGGCATGGGAAAAGAAGCATGGCGACGTAACGTTGTTCGCCAACGACCGTAAAACTAAAGACACTCAGCCTGATTGGCGGGGTTCAATCCATATTGAAGGCAAGGATTATGAGATTGCGTTATGGAACAAAACATCCAAGAACGGAAATACATTCATATCCGGACGGATGGGTGATGAAGCAAAGCCGCCAGAGGCAAAGGGTTCATTTTCTAACGCGCCACGTCCTTCCCCTAAGCCAACGTCCTCCATTAAGGACGCATTGGACTCAGACTTGCCGTGGTAAAAAGAGCGTCAATATCGACGAAGAAACGGGTAGCCCTGTTCCAAAAACATGACGGGGTCTGCCACATATGCGGAGGTAAAATCAGTGTTGGAGAAGCTTGGCAAATTGAACATATTATTCCTTTTGCGATGGGCGGGGCGGATGACGAAAGCAATTGGGCTCCAGCGCATATCAAATGCCATCGAACAAAAACGACTGATGACGTGGGTAAAATTGCAAAGGCTAAACGGCGCGAAGCACGTCACCTTGGAGTTAACGTATCTCGGACGCCGTTACCTTTTGGTAAAAAGTCCGAATTCAAACGTAAATTAGACGGAACTATAGTCAGGAGGGATGAAAAATGATGACTATCAACGCGGTGTCAGATTGGATTTCTGATGCTAAAAAAGGAGATGAGGCCACCTATTATACGGGGTGGTTGATTAAAAATAGGGGAACCAATAATTCTGAATTGTCCCAAATGGCTAATTATGTTTGGTCAATGAAAGAACGGGGTCTTGTGTGTTTGGTCCAACGGAAAACGTCTAATTGGGACAAACATCACATAGAATATTATTACATCATGCAACGCACCAGCAAAACCAAAATTTAAAAGGAGATAAAAATGCGCTTTTTGGAAACTCTTGTAAAACTGTTAAAGTCCAAACCTATTTGGATCATCGATGTCGACCAAGAACAATCTTATGATGACAATGACAATATGAATGGTCGAAAGATTATATTTCAAGTGAGGCGTTGGAACAAACTTGGATTGTATTATAGCGATATCGCTAATTTTGACACGCTCAGTGAAGCGCATGATTTCTTGAGTAAATATAAGAATTTCCCACTTAACGGAGATGGAGTTTACTAATGGCCTTAATATTACCAGAGGGTTTTAACCCAGACGAAAAAGAAAGCCCGTTAGAGAACATCTACGATCATGCTTTCCCGTTGGCGGATAAGTTATCTTATTTCATTAACGAATCAACGGTGGATATGGTTAAGGATGGTAAGGTGACGGACAAAATGTCTGACGCGATCATTATCCACTCAATCGCATTGATGCTGATTGTCTGCATGATGAACCGTGAAGTGCTTGATGACAATACGCTTGATATGACTTTTAAGAAGGTCAAAAACATCACGCAGGATTATTTGAAGCATCTTCTTGAGGCGGGAAAGGAGAAATTTAATTGATCATCCAATTAAACCCGACCTTGCCTTTGCTGACCCCTAAAGGGCCAGCATTGGCTCATTTCCTTATTGATTATGGGGAAGAACATCATCTGATGTGGGTGTGCGTCCAAGATAATACAGGTGAAATTTGGACATATTCTAATCCGGATGTAAGGGGGCAAACCAACCTGACATTCAAACGGCGGGAAATACACATCCCGTTGGATGAAGAAGATCGCCAATGCTAAGGACAGTGCATGAACATCAATGAGATGATTCAGACGGTCATTTGGACCAGTAATGCCCGAATGAGGGAGCAGCTTTTAATGCTCCGGATTTTGGACCATTACGGCCCAAAAGAATTTGTAGCTACACTGGAGGATATAGCAGAAGCAACCGCCATGAATCGGGCGGTGGTGATTCGCGCTTTGAAAGGTCTGAAGGAGTTGCAGTGGATCGACAGTGAGCGGATTTACAAAAACAACGGGACTAATCTCCCCGTCGTTCAAAGCTGTAAATACATCATCACTATTGCGAATGAAAAGGAAGCCGACCAGCCCCGAAACTGATCGGCCCCAAGTCAGGGAGGTGGCGCGGGAAGGAAATAACCGCGCCGCCTCTATTCTACCATTCTAAATGCTAAGTTTTCAACCCTTGAGACACGTCCACCCCATCCTTTTCCGAAAGTGGGCCAAGTGGGGAGTCCTTGGAGAAAAGCCAACCGTGCTTCGCAAATTCTTGTTGCAGCTTCACGGCTGTTTGTCTCTTCAGCAGCCGCAATTGTGGCGGGGCCGACTTGTCCGTCTTGACCCACACCGCATACCTGCTGGAGGGTTTTTGCTGCACGGGTTACCCCACTATTAACAGCCATATCAAAAGTGGCATAGTCAATGCCAAGAGGAAGTGAGTCGCCATTTATCTTATCCCAGTAATTCTTTTTGTACAGGGGAGCGACATCTTGAACAGAAAGATTTTTCATGTCGTCTTCCGTCACCGGATGACCGACCCAATCTTCCCATACTTTTTGAGTAACGCCGTGGTTCGTTCGACCCCCCGGATCGCGGGGATCATTAACATAACCGCCTTCTTCCTTCAAGACTAAGGCTAAACATTGATCAAAATTATCTTTCACTGTTTATTTCCCAAAGAAGCAGTAAGAGCATCCGTCTTCTGTTTAGAACCAGCAGACGACCCGAAGTAGAAGCCCATGACGCTGGTCCAAGCCGTGCCAAGCGTACCAATAAGCATCAGGAGAGCCTCACCGCCCGTTGCGGGCAAACCGAAGTGCAAAATGTACGCAATGATGCCGAAGAATCCTAACGTGACGCCCACCGCCAATACACGTGGAATCCAGTCACGGGTAGCGATCTGCATCTGGCGGGCTGAATCACGGTCCTCTTCCGATATCTTTTCCAGATCGATGTCCAAAGATTTCATTTGAACTTTGAAGTCCGCATCAATCTTTTTCAGGGCCGCCAACTGATCACCTGTTGGATTAGCAAGAGCCGACATGATGTCGTCTTCAGTGCCATTTTCATGACCAAAAAGG